CTACTGGAGGTTCTGATTATGAGGATATTGAATCTATGAGATCCCGTATACCTCTTCAGGCAAGAACTCAAGGAGTGGCTATTACCAAGAGAGATTATGAGGATCTAGCTTTGATGGTTCCTGGAGTAGGTAAGGCTAAGGTAGAGATGGTATGCGGTAGAAGAGTATCACTATACATATACCCATCCAATGCTTCAGTAAATAGTGACCTTCAGGCTTCTAATATATTGAAGCAACAGGTATGGACTAAACTGAACCAGTATCTTCCAATTACTACTATTCTTAAGGTTTACTCTCTTGGTACTTCAGATATAGTACTTGATGTAGATATTACTGGTAGAGCTAATTATAAAGCTCAGGATATACTTACCCATATTAGAACTGCTCTATATACTGCTTACAATGCTCAGGCATCTAACATAGGAGGTACAGTAAGAATCTCAGACTTATATGCTCTTATGGATAATCTGCCAAGTATAGATTTCCTAAGGATCAATAAGTTCTATGTAAGACCTTACATCATACCTCTTAACTATGGTATAGGTTTCAGTCCTCAAGCTTTTAATTTAACAAAGGCTGATCAGTCTGTTACCTATATTATAACTATGTTGGCTAATAATATGGCTTCTGTAGTTTCTACAGACGGTAGAGTAGAAGTTAGTTCTATACCAACAACTACCAGTACTGGTATCACTGATATGGTACATGGAGTAGCATTTAACATGACCCTGTTAACAGGAGCTCAAGCTGCCACTATTGGTAGACCCGGTAATAAGTTTAAAATAACCGTATCTCAGATTAACAGTGATTATGTTGATACTGGTTATACAGTACCCATTTTCGCAAGAGATACAGATTTAACAACTAAAATTACAGAAACGATATGATAAACCTACGATCTCTTATGGATTTGCTTCCTTATTACTTTAAGGAGCAAGATACTTATAAGGTCAACGGTAAAGGTTTATTGGAACGATATTTAGATATCTTCGGAGCTTATTTCGATAATCAAGTAGTTAGAGATATAAGTACTTTAGATGATGTTATAGATATAGATAAGACTCCAGAGGTATACTTAGGTTACCTCTGGGAGTTCTTAGGTTCTATGCCTTATGCCAACCCCAGAGCTATTGATCCAGATAAATGGAAACAGTACTTCAATGGGTTTAACAGTGATTCTACTATCGAATCTTTGAGTAGGCTATGGCTTTATAGAAAAGACTATGATGGTGATCACTATACTTTGACCCCAGATCAGGTAAGATCTTTGGTTAAATACTCTATAGCCTTATTTTCTATCAGAGGTACTAAAAGGTTCTTTGAGGTATTTCTTAGATTATATGGCTTCGAAGCTAAGATCAGTAATGGTAGTACTTATCCAAAGATAACCTTAGAAGAGGACGATGATTCTGATTACTGGGGAGAAGATACAGACTATTGGGGTACAGATGATGACTATTGGGGATCAACAGATTCTCTGTTCGATATTAAGACTGAGCCTACTAAGATAGATTCTGAATGGTTAAATCTTGATACTGATACAGTAGATAATCATACTAACTGTACGAGGCTTGTAAACGTCAACTTTAGGTTGAAGAGTGATTATGTATATAATGTATCTTCTAATGAGTTTAAACGTTTACAGGATAGAATGTTTAATCTTATAAACATGTTCTTACCAATAGGAACTAGACCTCATTTGATATGTGATAATGTTAATGTTGGTGATGGGTATGAATCTAAGATTACTCGTTCTATAGAAGTTTATGTAAATAGAACTCCAATAGATTGGGAGCCTTCTGATGATGTATTTGTAGAATCAAATGAGTACCCAGGTTGGTATAGAGTATATGATAAATCAGACCCACACAGTGGAGTACCTGCTAGAAACTTTGACTGGTCACAGTTAAGGTTTATGGTTAAGGTTAAAGATACTGGTGGAACCCCAGCTTTCATCTCTGATCAACCTAAGAAATTTGTTGTAGCTTTCAATGGCAATGACTTTTCTGATACAGAGTATGAAGATGGTCATATCTTTACTGTTAAACCTGGAGGTGATGGTAAGTATTATCCTAAATTTAAGGTAAGTGTAATATGTGAAGAGGACTTTGATCTTACTGATGGTTCACTTAATACCTTTATTATAGCTAGCTGGTTGAAGGATTTTAATTATACAATATTTAAACATTATAATCCTTCAGTAGATTTGGTAATGAGTCCTACTAATACTTATGTACCAATACTTATACAGTCAGCTTCAATTAGGACTTATACTAATGATGCTAACCCAGATGACGATGATTTTGATCCACAACAGGTAGTAAATCTAACCACAGGAGAATACCTTACTTTATGTGAAAATGGTACTACTTTACCAGACAGAGAAGGCAATGATGTAGATTACTCTCAGTATAAGGACATGTGCATGTATGTTCAACATATATTTGAGCCTGGAGTATATGAGTTTGCTATGCTTAATAAGCCAGAGTATAGGTTTACTATTGAGGTAAAGGTTGTAAAAGAAGTTTTGACTTTAACCTTAGTAGAAGGTTCAACTGATAACGTAGTAGATAATGAACATCCAACTGCAAGTATTAAGTTGAAAGTAACCAGTAATATAGCCTTCTTAGATCATGAGGATACTCTGCTTATTAAAGAAACTACTAATCCAGTAACAAGGTATTGGAACAATGAAGATGTAATAGTACTTGATGACCCAGGCCATTATCGGTTCTTTGGTGTTAATCCTAACAACCCTGATAATGTAATCAGTAATTACATTGATGTAAATGTACTTTCTAACAAGTACAATGCTCATTACTACTTAGAGTTAGAGGATGGTGATAAGTCTGATGATGAGGCTTATATGATCCGTACTCTTATTGCTAACAGGCCTGCACCTGGATCAACTGTTGCTTGGGGTTTTGATTTTCTTATCACGGTAGATAAATCTATAATAGAGGCTCAGGATATACAGGTAGTAGATCCTAATGCTTTTGATTTAGAGGTATTGATTTATAGAGGAGGTACTCCTAACAGAGGAATTTTACTTGGCTCATGGACAGCTGATACCGAAGTATTAGTAGATGATGAGGATCTTGGTAATCTATTACCTCATTATAAGGTTAAAGGTCATGTAAGTGTTACTTGGGATGGTACTTATACCATCGGAGAAGGTCCAAACTATAATTTCCCACCAGGACTTTATTGCGTAGAACTTCATGATAAGAATCATCTTTGGAATGGTAGTCCTTCTTATAGAGTACTTGATGCTTATGTAATTCCACAAAAGTTTGATGGTAACTTATACTTTGATGTAGATGTTATCAGTAAAGCTTGGACTTCACCTGCTGGTCAGATTTATGATATTGACCCTATTACTGGTAAATATACTTGGGGTTGGTATAAGAGTAATACTGATTACAAGCATTCAGTTCGATTGGTAAGATACGATCCAGCAATAGATACTCCTCAGTTCCGTTTGAAACTTACTAATAATACTATTGGTTATACCCGAGTATATATGTATAAGCTAGTAGAAAATGGAAGTGAATGGGATAATAGTGCTGCTTATCCACATGTATTACCTCCTGTTATAAAATCTTCTACCAATCATGCTGGTATAGCTAATCCACATTGGTTGGTTGAAGCTATTCCTAAGGATTGGGGATTCCCAGGAGAATATGATGATACTCTGGATGCTTGGGACTATGGTAAGGGTGAAACAGGTGTACCTGGTTATACAGGAAGGTGGTTGTTCACTGGAACTGTATACCAATTGGACGAAATAATCCAAGGTCCTCAGGAACCAGGTAAGTATCTGTTCTTGGTTAACCAATTAGAGGTAGACACAAAATCAATTAACTATGCTTACCTAGAGGTAAAAGAAGAAATACAATATTCGCTCATAGTAGATCCACTGTTAGCTATACTGCAGGGTACTGCAGTAGGTACTAAGGTAGATGTTATAAGTAGTGCTAAGTTTACTAAAGAAACTCTGGCAGTTACTGTAACACCTCCTAATAGTTTAGAGATAACAGATGAACACCATCCATTACCATATGCTTTCTATGCTTATCAAGCTGGAACATACACTTTCAAATTGTATAAGTTTGAGGGAGGTCAATGGATATATTTAGGTTTAAGTGCTACATTCAAAGTACTCACGGAGAATGGTATATCTGATGAATACCTTAGTTGGGAATGGTCAGATACTTCTGATAGAGTGGTTCAAGTAGTAACCACTTCTGCTGATGTAGATTGGACAGTAAAAGTACAAAACGAATAAGACTATGGACGAGGTTAACAACAACATTGCTGTGAAAACAATGGTAATAGGATTTTTAGCAGAATGGCAAGGCTTGCTTTATGGAATGAGGTGGATGATAGCTTTAGCCATTATCTTAATTGTAACAGATCTTTGGTTCGGTATCAGTGCTGCTCACTACAGAGGAGAAAAAGTTCGAAGATCTAGAGCAGGTAGAAGAACCTTTAATAAGGTGGTTGACTATCTTTGCTACATTTTCATTGGAGTCACTATTGGTAAAGCTATTGCCGAACCTTATGGAGTAGATCCTTTTGTTACGGCAATTACTGCTATGGTATTATGCTATGGGTTCGAAATAGATAGTATCTATGGGCATATTCTAGAATTACATAATATTAAAATTAAATATTCTATCTGGAAGTTGCTTGCATTTATTCTTACTCTACGCTTTAAGCAATTTGCATCTGCCATAGAAGATATTAGTAAACAGTACGAAAATAATAAAAAAGAAGACAATGGCAACTAAAACTTATTTCGGCTTTCAAAGCCAATTAAAATCAAAGGAATTAACTGAGGCCATAGCTTTACAGCATGGCCCAGGTCCTTTATTTGGTTATGCTGGATTCTCATTAAATGGTCCAGTTATTACTTTAACACCTCTACCAGATAATGGTGATACTGAATTAAAAGAATTTAGAGATCACTTTAGTAAACTGGTAAATGATCGCATGGCTTCAAGGAAAGTAATGGTTCAGGCTTTTGATGGAGCTACAGGTAACTTTGGTATTATTACTAAGGATGGTTATATTGAAGTAAACAATTCCAACCAGATTGACATCACTATATCTAACACTCAGAGTACTAATTCTGAGGTAATAGTTATAGCCAGACATAACTACTCTGAGGATGTTAATATTGAAATGCCTGTGATCTATGAAGCTTATTGGAATCAGTCTACTACTTCTTTCTTTAAGCTTTATAAAAAGGCCATTGACTTCAATTACCCAACTCCTTTAGCTGCACGAGAGATAGAGGGATTGGATATTAACCAGGGTCCTCAGGATGATTCACAGCTTTCTTATAATTACCTATCTAGTACAGCTTTAGCTGCAACCGGTATAGATCTTAATAACTTAGCTGATTGTACTCTAGTAGGTATCTATGGTACAGGTAATGATGCTATGTCAGAGACTGGTGCTCTACAGAAATTTATTATCTTACCCTATGAGGGTAAGTTCCCAATGGAATTAACCTACTCATGGCCAGATGTTAACTTCAATAAAGATCTCCTT